CTGGAGGGAAGCGTACATGGAGAAATCGACCGCACCACCATCAATAATGGACTCGATCTCACCAATGAACTCAGAGACCTTGTTGGTCACATGGTCCTGAACGGAAAGACGAACCACATTGGTATCGTCTTTCTTGTCCTGTTCTGCATACTTCGTAATGCATTCGAAGATGTTGACCTTCGCACGATCAAGCATCTCAGCATCAACAGGACCACCACGGCTATGAATACGCACCACAGCTGCAGAACCACGGGGGATACGCATATCAGGCACACGAGAAAGCTTCTTGGCTTCCGCATCCGCATTGATGGACTTGAGGTAGTCAGTGATATAAAGACGAATCTCGTCCTCTTCCGCCATCGTGTTGTACCAGTTGAAGGCGTTGTAGATGAACTTGTAGCCATCAACGCCCCAAGTAGGCTCTTCACCATAGTACTTCTTGTTGATGTAGTAGCTCTCACCCCTAGAGACACGTACCGTCTTCTTTTTGGTGGCGATTGTTGCAGCCCTCTTAGCCATGTGGCTCTCTCCGTTGTTGATGTACCCATTATAAGGAGTATTTGGCCCATGTCAAGCAAAATTATTTTCCAATTTTATGAAAAAAGATGTTGACCCCATAGCTGGGTATGGTAATCTGTTTATACCGAATCACGGAGTTGACCAATGACCAACCTCAACAACTGGCTAGAGAAAATTGAAGGTCTCAAGACTGAAAAAGGTGCTATGAACCGTCTGAACCAAGTCATGAGCGTCGTCGTTGAAAGCGAATCCAAGTACATGATCTACCGCAAATTGGACGGCACTTTTGTTCCTCTTGTGTTCCTCAATTCAAATGGTGGTTGGGCAGCTGGAATGCTCGCCTACAAAGGTATTTGTGTCACAAACTAAAAATAGGTGTTGACAGGGGGGAAACCCCCTGTTAAATTGAATCATCAAAACGGAGATGACAAATGTTCACAGTCACCTACACCTACTTCAAGAAGACCCGCCGTGAAGTTCCTTTCAAGACCTACAACGCCGCTCGTAGGTTTTTTTATGAGGTAATCAAGGAAGAGGGTGTCACTCGCCCTCAGATTTTGTCTACCAGCATCAAGAAACCTTCCATGAACGCCAAACTCTTCGCATAAGGAGAAAGTCATGGTCAAGCTTGTGAACATCTCAAACATCTATGCCTATAACATCATGGGGGTCTTTGATTCCTATGAGGCTGCGATTGAGTATGCGAAGACCAAGCTCTTCGCTTATCTCATTGAGGAAGATGAGGATTATCCCGGTTTTTACGACTGCATCACCAGCAATGGTCTGCAGCTTGTCATTGAACCCGTAAAGTAGGAGATAAATATGTCTAATGATCAAATCGACACCAAGGTTGAGAATCTTGTTACACTTCTCCAACTCAAGGGGGACAATTACACGATTGGCTACCTGATATCTTTCATCAAGTCCAATGCTTATTTCATGGACAAACATCATCAGGAAAACTTCAGAAGCCGCCTTGACTATCACATATCAAAGGCAATCCAAAGGATAGGAGAAAATGCGAAATCTGACAGCAAAATCCCTGTCTGAACGTCAGTTTCAGCAAAAGATTGTTGCGCCCAAGAAGGGCAAGGGCGCATACACAAGGAAAATCAAGCACTTGAAGGGGGGATAATTCTCCCCTTTTTTCATATAAACAGTTGACACCATCTGTGGGTATGCTAATATGAATCATAGACAAAAGGAGATGGACATGGGTTATCTGGCAACTGAATCACAGGCTGATCTGGAATACTCCCGTAACGTAGGCTTTGACAATCAGGATAGGGCTTGGATTCTCTCTGATAGGGACGTTTGGTATCCTAACCCCTTCTACACTGGTCCTAAGCAGCCTCATCCAGAAGACGATCATTACGACGATGATGATCAGGATTACGAGAATTCTCCAGTTTTTGCTATCGCCACCTACGGTGATGATCAAGAAATCCCCTTTTGAGGAGAGAAAAAATGGGCAAAGTTATCGTAACCAGACTCCCAAACGACACCAAACTTCAGTCCCAGATGCTAGAATACATCCTACGGGTCTTGGACAAGGAAGGTAAGGTGGTTGAGGCTTGGAAGTACAAAGGCTATTCTGGTCATTCCATGTGGGATGTGGAATCTTGGTTCTATCAAGCATATCCAAAAAAAGATGGCTACACCATAGATTGGTAGGGGAGAAATCCCCTACTTTTTTTATGAAATAAGCAGTTGACACCCCATGTGGGTATGCTAATATAAATCATGAACAGAGGAGATAAGCACATGACTTCATTAGAGCATAAGATGAACGAGGGTATTGATGCTCTCATTGCCAAACTTGAGGCTGCTAAAGACGGACAGGGTTTCAAGTCTAAGGCGTTGGCTGTAGAGAAGATTGCAGAAGAAGCCAAGAACTACGCTGACTATTGGAACTACAAACTGGACGATTGGGCCACTGACTGAGGACAATCTTATGAGAGTAGGAAAAATATGGTACTATCTTTTCATATGGATCATTGGCAACTCAATAGGGTGTCTGCTATTGAGAGAACCAGTACCACTGATGCATTGGTATTCCATGATAGTGTTCGTATCGTGCATAACCTTCTTATCCTTTCTAGAACCCCCACACATGCCTGAAATGCCAGAAGAGGAACCCAAAGATGTTCAACCTAACGTCAAAGCAGCAAAAGTTCAAGGACACGTATCTGGAAAGCCTATTAGAGTGCATACACCAGTATCCAAATAAGTACTGCTATGGTGAACCAGAAGCAGTAGCTGTATGTGAAAAGATGTTCGATGCTTTCATGCGCCATTCAGCAAACAAGGATGGAATGGCTGTAAAAAAAACGTGTAAGAAACTTGGCATCTCTTACACGTATAAAAGTATCAATGAGTATCTTGGGATCAGCTATTGATCAAACTGGTGAAGAGATTGTCCCATTCGGTCTTTCTCTTTTCCCATCCATAGAAATAATCAAAGTACTGCTTCTGGAAGTCTAGATATGGGTCTAGGCTTCCATCATTTTTTCGTACATTGATGATTGCATTGCTGAGTGTATGAGCAAACTGAATTGCATGATGGTTCTTGTTTTCATTGTATGGATACATCATCGCAAACCCAGCACATGTCTCAGGCAAAGCAGCAAGATTAGGACACACAACAATGTTCTTTGCAGACATTGCTTCCATCACAGCCAAGCAACTTGTCTCAGGCCAAATTGATGGATAGGCAAAGATATGTGAACGTACAAGGGCTTCACGAATTTCCTCATTAGGAACTGAACCATGATACGTAATATGCTCATTGGCATTACACCTATCAAACAACTCTTGGAACTGTTCATCACGCTGTTCCCATCCATAAATCTTGAATGAAGAATATACATCAAGATGGATGTTGCTGTACATCTTGCATAGCTCTTCAAAGACAGGAACTACAATTTCTAGACCACGATGTGGAGTCGTATGGTAGATCAAACGAACTGTGCCATCATACTCTTTCTTACCAATAGGAATAGGCTCAATAGCATTTTTAATAACAATGCATTCCTTATATGGAAGACCAGAGGTGAGATTGTACAATTGCATCTGCCAATCAGATACACATACGATCTTATCAAACCTAGCTCGTGATTCACCATCAGTTAGATGACTTGATTCAGGATCATTAGGAAGATCATGCAGCCAAAGAATCTTCTTCTTATCAGGATCAAGTTCCCTAACACGAGAAGGAATAATTTGAAATTTATTTAAAAGTTCTGGGGGAAATGAACTATGCAATCTTTCTTGCATGAGTTCTGTGCCGCCACGGGCATTTTGATTTACTTCATTTCGCTCTATCATAATATCCTCATATTGTTATTTTGTTTTGATAAACTCTGGTAGTTTAATTTCTGTTTTTTCGTCTTGTATCTTTAGGAGCATTCTGGCTGCTAGTGTTAGGATACTCCATGCACAAAATCCAATCACAGCACCAACACAAAGAATATTATCCATAGATAAAGGTAGATTGTAATATTCTAGTAATGGTATTGATCCTATGATTGCTGATGCAGTACTTACGCTAGAACGTATTGCTGCGTCCCACACATTTTTTGGTCTATAAAATGCCATGAACGTAGCTCCTCCAATAAAGCCTCCAGCACCAGCAAGTATTTTACCCATGATTGGGGTTAGAATAGGATCAGTCATAAGAAAACCTTCTGGTGTTTATGTTGCATCTGGTATATTTATATTTTTAGAAATCGTCACTTTTTCCAGTGGTTTCTTCTAGATAAACTTGAAGATGTTCAAACCCACCAATCACATCATTGTTATTCAATATAAATGGAGCAGACCTTACATCAGGATATTGTTCTCTGAATTCATTGATTCCAATGTCTTCACCAATTGACAGATAGGTAAATGGAATCTTCTTTGATTCAAGAAGATTCACTGCTTTGGTACAATAACCACAATTGTGTTTACCATACACCGTAATCATGCACCAATTTCCTTGATGGCTCTCTTCCAAGGACCGAATGCACGAGGATCATTGCCCTCAATACGAATGAACCTCTTGTTGGTTTCATTCTTGTTTGGATTCTCAACTGTGATCATGGTTCTCTTGCCCTTACCCCACATCTTCAACTGGCGAAGCAATGTGGTAGCCTCAGTCACATCATGTCGAACTGAGTTGCTAATGCTCCTAGAAATAGTGGGGCAACCACCACTGGAAGTGTACTTTGATCTATGCTTCTTCTTACCCATAATATATCACCTTTCCGCTAATGAACTTACTGTCGTCTCATATGTAGTTTCACAAACAAGACACTTCATATAAACTGTGCTTGATGTACTACTGAAAAAATTATGAACGAAGTCTGTTATGATCAAACTTCTATCACCTGTTTGACATGAGGGACATTCTCCTATTACAGACATGACCCCCATATCATTTACAACCCTAATGGGCTTACTTCTTTTTGGAAGTTCTCGCACGAGTTTTTTTCACCTTTTCGACTACTTCCTTGACTTCTTCTTCAACCTTGACGGCTACTTCTTCTATAACCTTATCAACTTCTTTAACCAATTCAGTTGCTGCTTCCTTAGCTTCTGCAACTACTGCGTCTTCAACCTTGGCTACAACAGCCTTGGCATCTTCAACGTCAACCTTACCATCTTCATTTACATCAGCTGCCTTCTTAGCCTTGGGCCATACACAATACCCAAGAATAGCAAGAGCAACAATTGCTAAAAACAATTCCATTATACCATCTCCTCATATATTTTTCAAGTGTGCCTTATGCACTTTAACTTGTATCCAACAATTATAATATTCTTCCCTCTCTAAAACTCTTAGGTCAAATTGAAATTTTGCTTCAAAATAATTGCACTCACCTTTTGTCTTACAAAGACGAAGTATTTCTCGTTTAAAGTTTGATGTACCCACTTGAGTAACATCTTCTTGTAGCTCTTTATTGGACCCATAATATGTCTTCCAATCAGACTCTACCAAGCTTCTTTTCTTCTTCCCCTTGACTTGTTTTGTCTTGGTTCTTTTCAGAAGCTTCTTACCTATATATCTTCTGTCGTTAGTCATGTTTGTTATTATGTATACAAATCCAACATAATCATCAATTATATCAGAATCAATTAAAGTATCATTATATATCCACGGATTTTCATAAGACATAGGGTTCTCCTTCAACCCTATTTAGTCATCTTATTATGGGTCCATCCTGTCATCATCATCGTCATACCAGCTGTCATCTAGATCATCAAATCTTAACTTTGAACCACAAAATGGACAGAATTCAGGGTCTGTAATGTTATCATGTACAACCTGAAAATCTGCTTCACACTCACTGCATGTGATTTCTTTATCGCTCATTCTTCTCTCCTTAACAAGTAACTTTAATTTGTGTTGGACACGTTGGATGATGACACACATAATGTGTCGCCTTATTTAGGTCTATTTTACATAACTTACAAACATTATTATAAGTGTACTGAATGCCAATAGGAGGCCAAGGAGTAGTTGTTGGCATCCTATCAGGCCACATGATATCCATTGTTTTAGCTGGTTCAAGAGGCTGGATTGGTATAATACGAATCCCCATTTTCTTTTTGTGTTCTTCAAACCATATGTTGAATTCTTCACATCTCTGCATTAGTTCATCATATTTTTGTTTATAATCATCGTTCATTGTAGATTCTTTGCCTTAGACATTTTTTCAGGATCAATAGTACCAACGTACCATGATTCTGGCTCTGGAAATTTCTTACCATTGTGATATTCCACATATGCCTTCATGGCATTCTTTTCCCAACGCTTTAAAATGTAAAACTTTAAAAGTTCATCATGGTCTCCATTTGAGAAACGTCTCCAATAATTGAAAAGCACCCATGCTCTAAAACCACACCATCCATTATATAACCACTGTTTCATTTTTTATTTTCCAATCCTAGTTTTGCAATAGTACACGCATATCTGTTTCTAAGCATATATGGTATTTCATTAGAGTAGTCTAAGTCGAGCGTTTCAATAACATCACTCAATGTTTTTTCTAGCTCCTTGATGCGAACAGCAGCCTTGTTGAAAGCATGAAAATAAAGATTTGTCTGCTCTTTCAATTTTTCGTTGTGTTCATTTAGACGGGCATTTTCTTTTGCTACAGCTTCAGCAAATTGCTCAATTGGCATTTCAAGTTTATCATTCATAAACTAAACCCCTTAAATGTATCTGAGTTAACATCTTTCTTGACACCACCATTCACATAGCTGGTGATCTCAGTTTCCTGTGGTGCTACCTGAACCTCTGCACCAGAAATCCATTTCTGAGTCCAAGGTAGAGGATTGCTTCCACCCTTGTATATAGTAGGCAATCCAATAGCAGTCATTCTTTTGTTAGCGATCCATTCAATGTAGTCTGAGAGTAAGACTTGGTTGAGACCAACCATCGACCCGTCTTTGAATAGGTAACTTGCCCATGCCTTTTCTTGCTCAACAGCATCCACAAATAGTTTGCAGCATTCATCTTTTGTTTCTTCTGCAATTGTGGCGAAGTCTTCATCCTCTTTCGGTAGCGCCTTGAGTAACTGTTGTGTTCCAGCAAGATGCAAGTTCTCGTCACGAGCGATAAACTTAATGATTTTCGCATTACCTTCCATCCTTTTGACTTCAGCAAATGCCCATGAACATGCAAAAGATACATAGAACCTAACTCCTTCAAGTACGTTAACAGACATTAGCGCAAGCCAGAGAGCTTTCTTATGCATATATCTATTTGATTCGTCTGGATACTTAATTGTATTATTATACCAAATCAACTTATCATAATACTTACTGATATCCTTAGCGCAATCAACGATCTCAGCAATATCCATTATCTCATCGAATATCTTGGATGGGTTTGGATAAATGTTTCGTATGATGTGCGTATAGCTGCGTGAGTGGATGGTCTCTGAGAA